GTTCTTCAGCATTTTCTAAATAATCTGCTTTTTCTGATAACCTAGCATTTAATAATTGAAATTCTGTCTGTAAGGCTATTCCACTAGCTATTTGAGAACCTGTAGCTCTTACAGAACCCATATGTGTAATCCTATCAATAGCATCTATTTTTGATTGTATACACTTCATAATGCTGTCTAGGTTTTGCCCACTAGGTTGAATAATATAAGGCTTTAGGCTTGCATCTAAATCCTCTGGTATTTCTATTATAGCACCCGCACCTGCACTCGCTTCAACATTAGGTGTCTTAACTAAGCTAGGGTGATTGGCTAATCTAATTAATTGTTCTTTTTCAGAATAATCGTTATATATTGATTGTTGTAAATAAGCCACGTCAGCTAAATCGCTTATGCCGATAGGTCTTTTGTTTCCTTTTAGATTATAAACATTAACAGCAGGAATTACGCCTAATGGATTTATTATTTCATCAATTAATCTAGGTTCTTTGTCTGTATATTCCTCTGTATAATCTTCAAACTCATATGTTGATATAGTTTCTTCTGTAAAAACCTTTATTATGGCTCTTTGTGAATTAATATCCTCAATAACAACCAACATATCTAAATAAAATCTACCACTAGCAGACCTTTTATAATTCCAATTAACTATGTTTTCTGGTGTATATATTGAAATATATGGTCTTATGTCTTGAGCTAGTTCTTCGGCTCTAGTCTTAGCGTTTGATTGCGGTTTATCTATTATAACCCAACAATTACCGTAAATACTAGCGTTCATCTGTACTTCCCGCATAACAGTATTAAAGTTTCTGCCGTCTAAATCCGCATCTTCTAAAAATGACTGTAGTTGTAAATCACCGTCTAAATCACCATAATCTCTTGTGGGCGGTATTCTCCATAAAAAGCTAGTATAAATTTGCACAACATTTTTACAGTGATTGTCTACTGGTGTATGCCTTATTCTCGCATCATATTCTTCTGGTGTTTCTAAAATGTATCTATGTAAATAATAACCATTTTTGTAATCATTTCCGCCTAAATAACTTCTTATGTAAAATTCCCAATTAGAAATATTAGCGTTCCATAGGTCGTGTTTGCTTTTTAGAAATTCTTTGTCCATTAACTCCACCTCTTTGGAGGGCTTGCAACAAAATTCCGTCTAAGCGGGAAATTAAACTCAACTAAATAACCAAGAGCGTCATTCATGTGGTCAAATCCACTATCCTTATCAGGTATGCTTGTACCCTCTTTGTATATCTGTCTTTCTATGCTTTTTATTACATTTTTGCAAGAATTTAGAATAAACAGATTGTTTTTACCATTCACATTTTTAAGTTTTGAATTAACTGAGTTAATCCTATCCCTCACTAGAGGTGCTGTATTTCTACATTTTACATCAAATCCTGCATTTTTCAATATACTTATGTCAGTAAATCCTCCTGCTGAGGTTTTTCTTTGTCTAGCACTAGGGTCAGGGTAAACTGTTATATGTTTGTTAGGGTATCTGTTTTTTATTTCTTCACACATTTCTTGAGTATTCGAAGAATATATTTGTATCTCATCAATAACAATTATTATTTCTTTAATTATATAACAAACAACCGCTGTCATTGGGTCTACGTTAAAATCTAAACCAATATGTAATGTTGGATATTGTTTATCAAACTTTTCAATAATATTTTTTTGCCTATTAAAATTATAATAAATCATTCCAGAATAATTAACAAAAGTTGCTTCATATTCTTGTTGGAATGTTCTTATATCTAAATCTTGTTTAGCCTGTTCTATTTCCTCATCGCCTACTTGTCCGCCCTCTAAAGTTGTATATTTAAATGATGCCCAGTCTTTATTAGTTTCGCCTTGCTTAAATAACTCATATGACCAATTACCAAAACCTCTAGGACTACCACAAAACAAAGCATGACCACCTGTGTCAGACAATGTTGGTCGCAATACTTCATACCATGCTTCTTTATGTATATCCGCAAATTCATCTAATACTATGAAATTTAAACCAACCCCTCTTAGTGATTGTTCATTATCAGCACCACGTAATGTTATTTTGGAATTATTTTTTAATGTAATAGTTAAATCACTATTATTTACATTTTTAACCCATTTATGTTCTATAAGTTTATCTTTTAATTCAGTCCAACATATTTGTTTAGCTTGTCTATATGTTGGGGCTACATACCAAACTTTTTGATTCGATTTACTAGCAAATTTAGCCAATTCATTAATAGCAAGATAGGTTTTACCAAATCGTCTGCCCGTGATAAGAACTCTAAACCTTGATTTATTGCCTATAACTTCTGATTGTGGTTTTGTTAATGGCATTAACTAGTCCAAGGCAACGGTTCTTCTGTTTGTGATTCCTCAACCCTATCTTGTTGCCCTAACATATTTTTTCCTAAAAATATAAGCATACTAACATTACCATTCTCGCAAGCTCTCCATTGAAGCTGTCTTAATCTCATTTTTTGCTCCGCTCTCCCTTTTGTCAGAAATTCCGAATAACTTTTTTCAAGTAAATCTGGTGAGCAACCGAAAAAATCAGCCATTTCTATGTTTGTGCAACCTAATTTTGCTAATGTTGTAAGTTGTTTTGTGTCAATTTCATACTTTTTTGGTCTAGCCATAATCCTCTTTTTCCCTTTGAGTAAAAGTTGTCAGCAATAATATTATAATTTTTTTTTATATCTTCGTGTTTATTATTAGTTAAAATTACATAATCATCTTTTAAAAACTTTTTAATATTTTCAATTTTAGTAATCCTGCTTTTAATAAACTTTTCAGACTGATTGTCCTTTCTATCTATATGTCTTTTTTTTGTATTATTACTTAAAATTATGTAAACCTGTAAAGACATTTTAGTTTTAACTTTGCTTAATGTTTTAATATTGAATAATCTATCACCTTCAAAAAGTATGTTATAAGGCGGTTTGTCCTTGTCTATAAATTCTTCAAAATCGGGTTGAACTGCCATAGACAATTTATCTGTTCCTGCAAATAATTCGTTTTTTTCATACTTACCTAATATTATTAGGTTTAATAGCTCATTGTAATGTCCATATAGCTTTTTAAACTTAAATAACTTCCAATTATCGAAATTACAAAAGAATTGTTTAATTATAGTTGTTTTGCCAACGGCGGGTATGCCTCCTAAAGCTACTAAATGGGGCATTTTTCTCTCTCTATATTACCTGTTTCCAAAAAATGACTAAATAATTCTTTTTGTATATCTTCGGATATCGATAAATTTTTATTTAACAATTCTTCTCTAGCGTCCCAAAATACTTGCCAATCTATACCGTGCCAATTATCTTTTTCTACTTTTTTTATTTCTTCGGCTTGCCTGTCTAAATAATAGCCCAAATATCTTCCATTTTTTTCTCTAAAAATTTTTTTATAACTACATAAAGCGGTTTCTAAATAATAGTAATCTGTTTTGATTTCGCCTTGGGATATGTATTCTATTTTATCTTGTATGTAGTCCGCATTTTCATTTAAATAAGCCAGTGAATCTTTGTTTAATTTTTTATCTATCCATTCATCTTTACCTAATGCCAAACATAGTCCGTTTCTATGTGACCTGCTCCCGCTATAATCCTCTAACTTTAAATTATTTGGCTCTAAATCTACGTTTACACATTGCTTTAAAGTTTGCATATAAAACCACGTAGAATATCTGCCAAATTTATAAAGATTTTGTATTATTGATTCATATAGATAATTAAAACTTTTTTTCTTTTTATAAATGTTAAATTTATCTCTTTGTGTTCCACTAGGATTATTGTGTTCTATCCAATTTTTGTAACTTTTGAATTGTTGTGGTAAATAGCCTTTATTATATTTTGTATCAGTTTGATATCTTAACCTTGTATAATTTTTATCATTCCATTCTTGCAATCTTTCATAATTTACTAATTCATAATCAGGAAATTCATTCCAAATTATCCAAGCTGTTGGCAAATAATAGGTTGTTCCATAAATCCAAGCTATCCAATATTTTTGCTCTAGGTTTAGCTCAAATCTATCAAACAAATAATTTAACATCCAGATAGGCGGGTCACAATCTTTATATTTTAAAGACCAATAATACCATTTAAAAAAACCTCGTTGTCTGTTTTCTATTTGCCTATAATCCATTATTGCAAATCTTCTTTTGAATTTCTAATTTTATATTTTGTTAATTTGTTTTTATAAATCGTATAATTATAACAACTTAAACATTTATTAATGTTTTCAATACCACTTCTTTCTAAAATATTTTTTGTAGAAGCTATGTAAAACGTGTCTTTTGATTCTGAGTAATACAAAGGTCTTTTTTCGTTTCTAAAAAAATTAATTTGTTCCTTATTTTTATCTAATATTATGGCTGAAATAGACGCTTCCTCATATTCTTTTATAGGGTGCTTTTCCTCTATATAACTTTTTAAAATAAACTCTGAATCATTTTCTGTTTGAAAATTATAATTATATTTATGCCAATTTTTACTATTTTCTTGTGTAATAACGCCGTTATGAACAACGCTTATATTCATATAGCTTATTGGTTGATTATATTCTAATGATGATGTGCTGTATCTTGTATGACCTATTAAACATCTAGTATTTATGTTCTCTAATTCTATTTTTTCAGCGTTTTCTGGAATAATTACAGTTTTAATAATATCATTTTCTACATAAGACAAACCTGTAGCGTGTTGCCCCCTTATTTTAGATTGAATTAATAATTTTTTAATTTCGTTTTTATCTAAAATATTTTTTGATATTATACCAATTACACCGCACATTATCTCAATATTTTTTCTTTTATTTTATCGGCTTTTTCTATTTCTTCGGGTAAAGCTATTTTTTTTGTGCCAGTTTTAGCTCTGTTTAATTCATATTCTTTATTTCCACAATAAATCATTTTTTCCCTATAATAACAAACAATGGATATTCTTTCAAAATAACTTATTTTCTCAGGCTCTGTATTTCCGTGTACTTCATGAACGTCAAACAAAGCAACATCACCGTGTTGTATATCTAGCCCAACTCCATATCTAGGCAAAACTGTTTGAAAACCGTTGTATTTACCCCTTGAAATGACTCCTAAATTTCCAAATCCCTCTTTTAAATCGCCTTTATCTTTATGACCCGCTGTCCTAAAATTTTTATTAACCGTGACCGTTGTAAAAGCTGTATCTTTAATAATAAAATCTTCTGAAGAAGCGTCTGCCATAGCTTTTTGAATTTTATATTTATGAGGGGCGTATTGTTTAAAAACTTCGTTTATACATTTTATATAAGGAACACATAAATTGTATTCGTTAAAATAATTTTGCGAAAAAGCTGTTGTTCTACAATATGGAATTCTTGGATATCTGTCCATGTAACCGATTACAGAACTATCAACTTTCATAGCGTAACTTGTTTTTGATAATTTGCCGTCTTTTAATAAAGGTTTGTATTGATTGCCTTTAATTTCTCCAATAGTTAAATATCCGATTTGGTCACCAACTTTGTATAATTTCGATAATTCACCAGAAGCACTACCCCTGTTAAATGTAGGGCTAATTGCTTTTCTAAAAGGTATTCTTGCGTTTTCTAAAGTTTTTTCTGGAACTATTTTTTTCTTCAAAATACACAATAAATCCCCTTTTTCATTAAACACCTCTGTATCTTCAGTTATATGATGTTTAATCATACTTTTATTTAAATAAGTGCCTATAAGGGCATCTGCTTCTTCTTCTCCCATTATTGGTTGTAATTTTAATGTCTTCATAACTTAATCTTTTTGTCTTTTTTCTTCATTTAAAACACAATACATAACTGCGTCTGATATATTATTTATATTATTGTTATCTTTGACCATATCAATTATTTCTCTAAATCTTTTTTCATCTTCAGGTTCGTAAAATAATTGTATCATTTTTACATCATTAGTTAAATGACTTTCAGTTTCCATAACGTCTATTGGGTCGGTAATTTCTATTTCTTCTTTGGCAAATAAACTGTCTAATTCTTCTGTCGTAAAGCCTGTTAAATTTAGGTCTATATCATAATCCAATAGTTCGTTTAATTCACTTTGTAAGAGCATATTATCCCAACCGCTGTCCTCATTAACCCTATTATCTGCTATTCTGTAGGCTTTAGCCTTTGCATTACTTAAATCAGCAATAACTATTGGAACTTTTTTTAAGCCTAATTTTTTAGCCCCCAATAACCTAGTGTGACCGACTATAAGAACCATATTTTTATCAACTACTATAGGCTGTTGAAATCCGTATTCTTTTATTGAACTTGCCACTTTATCAACGGCTTGATTTTTTCTAGGGTTATTGTGATAAGGTATTAATTTATCAATTTCTATTTCTTGTATATTCATTTAAGCCTCAATAAGTATAGTTTTTATTTTTTGCAATTAATCCAGAGGGAAATGGTCGGTGGTCTCCATTTCGGTTTTTAGCCATTGTGTAATAATCTGTATAACAAGCATAATCAACTTTTCCAAGCCTATCTAGTTCAGCCAATTCTGGCGATATGTCCTCAAATCTACACCCATCATCTTCATATTGTCTATTTTTAAGCTCTTCATGTATTTCTTTTAAATCGATATAATTTTCGTTTATTCTGTTATATCTCATTTTGCCCTCGCTTGTTTTAACATTAAAAAACATTCTTTTCTGTTAAAATTATACCTATTTATCAGATACTTATGCAACTTTTTAATATTTGTTTTTGCCCTTATACAAAGCAAATAACCGTAATAAAACCTTTTTATATCTCTGTGTAAATAAGCGTCGCCAATACATTGGAAAACGCTTGTATTCCCCTTAATTAAGCTCATTGTTGTCATTTTTAAAATCCTTCATTGTAATTTTTAATATTTCTCTTAACACCACCAAGTCATATATTGCGTCATTTATACATCTTAATTTTTCTTCATCATGTAAATAATCATAGGTTTCTAATGTCTCCAATATTCCCTCATCTTCTTCTTGAAAAAAAAATATAGACATAACTTGCATTTTAAGCCTTAAAATCTAAATATTGTTTGGCTTGGTCTTTTGTAAAATGACCCTCACTAATAGCTCTTTCAACGTCACTTGGATATCTTTGAGCATAGCCTTTAATAAACTGTGTTCCATTCTTTGCTTCTATAGCGTCTTTAAACAAATTAATCCTATTAACATAAGGGTCAGCGGGGCTATTATCTTTTTTCCTAACGGGCTGTTCGTCTAAGTACTTTTTAGCCGATAACCAGAAAGCAGGTTGTTTGGCAAATTGTTTATCCTCAATGGATTCATAATAGTTTTTATACATATCTGCTAATTGCTCTGGGTTTTGTAACCATTCTGGTTCTAGTTTTAAAAAGTTTTTCTCAGCTATCCCCTTACTTATTTTATTAGGTATTTTATCCCAAAATTTATTAAAATAAACATTATTACTTAATTTGGTTTTAATAGGGGTAGGGGTAGGGGTAGGGGTAGGGGCGTTTCTGCTAGGATACACTTTAGGTTCTGTATTAGGTTGTTCTTTAGGTTTTTTTGGTCTACCACCTAGCTTACCATTTTCCCTAGAAGCATTTTGCCTCCTAGTAATATATAAATATTCCTGTAGCTGTCTTTCGTTTTGAAAATGTTCTCCAATTTGTATAAAAAATTGTTCTAAAATTTTATGACAGCTTGCTTTTTCACTTTCTGTAATACAACTAGCTATCCTATAGTATGTCATATTATCGCAAGGTATACCTTTGCATCTTTTATTCCAGTTATAACAAAGTAACCTAATATAAATCCCTATTTCTTCGTTTGTTAAATGCTGTGTTCCTGCAACAAAGTCTTCTGTGAAAAGATACCAAGCTCTTAATTTTTCTTTTGGTTTTGAATTTTCTTCTATAAACATAATTATCTCCAATCTAATTATTTTGTTAATCTAATATAGGTCATTCTTAAAGTAAACCTAAACATTTAATTTGGTTAAAATCCCCATACTTCTTTTCTAGCATTTAAAACAGTTTCTTCTTTCCATATCCAATTATCTGGATTAGGAATTAGAGCCATTTTAACATCATCTTTTGAATTAACATTTTTTAAAAAATTACCCATGACTTTCACAATATGTTTACAAATATTTAAGTGATGGTCATATGTAGATAACTCTAGCTGTGTAAATTCAGCGGGTTTTGTTTTAGTAGGTGTTTTTAAATACCATAACATTTGTCTTGCATTAGTGGCTCTATTATAGATGGCTTGTTGCATTGCATGACTGGTGCTTATTTGCGAGGGATTGGTCTTAGAAGTTTTTAAATCAATAAAAAAGTCCTGTTTGGTGTTTTTATCTTCAAAATGAAAGTCAGTAAACCCAATAAAAGGAATATCTTCAATAAATACCTCAACTTTCTTTTGGTAGCCTAATAAATTCCATTGAAAGGCACGTTCCTTAAACTCATTCGCACCAAGTTCTAATAATGGAATTAAGTTATGCCTTTCATCATCTATTTTAGGGTCATTTAACCTAGAGCAATTATCATCAAACTCAGCTATCATTTTTTCACTAGCTTCATCAAAAGATATACCATTTAAAATCATATTTAAACCAGATTCAACAGCACTACCTCTATTAGCAGACGCACTACTAGGGAATTCATAACCAAATATTCTTCTTAATGCCCACCTATCTCTATAAAATGCAAATTCATTGAGATGACTAAAAGATAATGGCAATAAACTATTACTGCCATCATCAAATTTTTTAAAATGTTCAATCATATCTTATTAACCCAATCGTTTAAATGGTCACGATTTTTTTTAACCTGTGCCTTTAAATCCATTAATTGGTCGTGAACATTGCTAGTCCTACCAAATACAATTAAATATTCGTTAATTGCCGATATAAGGTTGCTCATTATTTGAATGTCGCTCATATGTTTTCCAATTATTTGTTCTTTAATGTAATCGGATTTCTGAGCCTCAATCTCAAGTTCTTCTTCACTTAATATTTTGTCAGACATTATTTGCTCCCTTTAATAAGGGTGTATTCAGCATATCTTTTGCCATTTTTGCCAACTTGCATAACAGCTAATATGTCATATCCATATCTTCTCAAATTATAGATAATCGCACTAAGCCTAGTACATCTAAACTTGTGTATAGCTTCCCATGAGGTAAGTTTGTTGCCTTGTTTTAGGTGGTGTAGTATTTGTTCTGTCTGGTTCATAACAATTCCTTTCTATAAATGTTTTGCCAGTTCTCTTTCATTAACAACCTTTGTTCTGAGGTCGTCTCTGAAAGCCTTAAAGGACTCAAACCTTATTTTAGACCTGTTCCTTTCTCTAAGGGTTCTTTGATATCTATTCAAATAATCCTTAAATTTCGCATCTGAGTAAATTAAACCGTTTAACTCAGTAATATTTTTATAATTTTTATCTTTAGAAAAGTAAATGGTTAATTCCGCTATAATCATTTTTTCTTCTTTTTTCATTAATTCAACAGCGGTATCCAAATCGGCAAATCTCATTCCTAGTTCTTCTTGTTGATATGATAATTTGCTAGGGTCAAATTCAACTGTATAAATGTCACTCATTATATAAATTATTCCATTCTTTATCTGATATTTTCTTTAAAAGTTTAGTTTTCCATTCCTCATTTATAGATTTGTCTGAATGTGCTTTGTTATGACAATCCCTACAAACTGGGAATAAATTATCAATTCTATTTAATCGGTTGTTTTTAACACCTCCCATGCCTTTAGGAATCAAGTGGTGTATATCTACTGCTTGCTGTCTATAACAACCCCAACAAGTGGGAATATCGCTTTCACAATACCCCCAAAAGTCAGCAAATAGTTTTTTATAATTTTTTAAGGTTTTCATTAAAAGCACTTACAGCATTTCTTGTAAGCTCTCCAATGTCATGAACTGAGAAATGTCCAGAACCCATAGAGCGTCCAACAACTCCAGTTACAAATATATCAAGCCTTTGGGTGTCGTTTTTATTTAACCCATTAGACGTAGGAACAACATTATTTACGACATTTTGTAAAGGTTCTGGTGTTTTAACTCCATCATCACCTTTGTTAACTATTTCAACATCTTTAATATTACTGTATGGATTGCCCTTTTCAGACGTTTTAGTGTTAATTATGGTATACTTAATAACATCGCCACGACTAGGTACTGGATACAAAGGAACTCCCCTAGCATATAACATTTTCCCGTCAACTAATTGTATAGAATAATTTGGGATACCATCTTTAGTATTATCATAAATTTTCTCTATTTTATTCATTTTTAACTCCAATTTTATTATTTATTTAATACATTATAGCCACGACCCTCTAGGCAATTATTAATTAAATCTTGCCTAGTTTGTGCTTTAGGACTTAGCCATAACACTTTGAATCTTAACAAATTATATACTATTTTACCATGCTCTAATAAAAAATTTGTTTCATCTTTTACTAGGTCACGACAAGTAAATAAATCGTCATGAAATCGGTTCATATCGCCTTTAATATTCGCCGAGGATTTTCCCCTGCTATCTACAATAGGTGTGCTAGTACAGCTTGAAAGCAACACTAAACCACCTAATAGCAAGAAAACTATTGTAACCTTTATCTTAAAGTAAGATTTTCGGTTATACTTACTGGCTTCTAAAATATGAAGCCTTACATATTTATTCATTATCCGCTCCAATTTTATCTATGCCATATTCTTGAATAATTTTTCTAATTTCCAAACCTTTTTCAAAACCTCGCTTATAATAAGCAGAAAATTTATTATCTGGGTTTTTCTTTTGATTAAGAATTGCATCTGTAATGCCGTCCTCATAAAATGTTAAATAAGTTTCTCTTTTCCTTTCTAAAGGGTTATTCATTAGTTTGCCCCCCTTAAAACGCTATTAGTAAAAAGTAAGCAAATCCAAATAAACTAATTAGAAATGCTGTTTCTAAAATATACTGACCATAGTTTTTAATAAATTTCATCATTAGTTTGCTTCCCCATAAATTTTGTTAAATAGTTTTTTAAAATGATTTTTTACTGACAACTCTAATTCTTCCCAATAATCAAAAAGAATAAAAGTTTCATCTTTAATTTTATTATGTAAAACAAGTTCACAGCCCTCATACTCTTCATCTGAATTGATGTTAATATATTGAGTAGCTTGTTCTAGGGTTTCAAATTTTTCAATAAAATTTATTAAATCTATTTCTTCACGATAAGCGTATAATTTAAAATTTTTCATTTTATTCTCCGTTAGTTGTTTATTATTACGAAAATAAAAGAGTGCCGTTAAGCACTCTGAGGGAATTCTATTCTTTTCCAAGTTTCATTTAAAGCGACTGTAGTTTTTACATAAAGTTCTTCAGGGTTAAAATCGCCTCTAACAACTTGCAAATAATTTTTTACGCATTGTTCGATATGTTGTTGAAAATTTAAACATTCGCTATTTAAATCAACCCTTGCTTCATAAGTGCTTCCATCTTTAAAAATAACAGTAATTTTAGTCTTTAAATATCCACCTGTTGTATGGTTAGCACCAACTGTCTCAGCTATTCTTTCAAACTGCTCGAAACTATAAACAGAATTTTCTTCAAACGCAGGGCTTTCGCTCCAAGTTACATATACAAATTTTGGTTTTAAATTATTCATTTTGAACTCCATTTCTATTATTATTATTAAAAAAAAGAGTGCCGTTAAGCACTCCCCCATAATTTAGTAAAACCAAATGGTGCAACCATGTGCATTTCTTGAGTTTCTTGATTTACAATAACATCCCCAACAGATACAGAATAAAATTTATCTAATTTTTCAATGCTGTCATTGTATTCTGGAAAGTTTCCCTCTTCAAAAACTTTATCTAAACTATCAGCAGTAATTATAGCTGAATCCCTATAATAACCCTCTTCATCAAGATAAAACATAACTAAATGTGCTTTACCTCTTGAAATTCCAAAAGATATTTTAGGTTCAATTTTTGAATGATTTGGTTGTTTTACTAAATATTTTGTCATTTTGAACTCCAATTATTATTATTAATTAACTTTATAACCTAGACCATAAACTAGGTTTTTAATTAAGTAAAGCTCTAAATAGTATTTTTTTTATTTTTTTTTTATTTTATTTATGTTAAATATGATTTGATTCTCCCGTTATGAATCTCTACAAAGTAATTTACTATGAACTCCAATTTTATAGTAATACATAGGGGGTAAAATGTGCGGTACAAATTGCCCCCTATGACCAAAGAATCAGATATACAAATAGCCTGTAATGAATATCTTAATTATTTATCTAATAAATATAATTTTAGACATTTTCACGTACCTAATGAGGGCAAAAGGTCTGTTCAATATCACGCTAAAATGAAAAAGATGGGTTTAAAATCTGGTTGTCCAGATATTATTGTGGAATATCCTGTTGGAAGAATTTTATATATTGAATTAAAAGCCCCAAAGGGCAGGCTCTCTGATACTCAAAAGTTGTGGGCTGTACAATCAAAAATTTTGGGGACACCGCACTTTATTGTTAAGGGGGGGGTTAACGAATGTCTTGACATTGTTGGAGGCATTATAAAGCAAAACATTCCTATGCGTTAAATTGTATCCCTTTTTTCTTTAATATACGCTGTACAGCCCTTAAATCGCCCTTATTGGGCATTTTATAGCGTCTTCTACCTTTTCTTTTCTTCATAGGTCTTTTGTCTATGAGTTCCGATAAAGTTGTTGTGGTAGTAAAACCCTCCATTACTTCTTTTTCTTCATTTTTTTCTTTTTTGGCGGTCTACCTACTTTTGAACCGTAAGTTCCTTTTCCTTTAGGCATTTTATTCTCCTATGGTTGTTAATAAATAAATGATATCACAAATTATATTAGATGCTATTTTTTTTGTTTTTTCTTATAGCTTTTTTCCAAAAATAATTGGCAATGTCATTAAAAATGTCGTGTAGCTTCATATAAAAATTACTCATTTGATTTACTCGTGTTTTAAATTAATTTTTTCGTTTTTCTCCCGAGTATGGCATTTACAATTACATTCTTCTTTGACGCACTCGTAAGCCTTGCAAGTTTCGCATATCATTTTGTTAATCCTTTTTGCTTTTCATATGTTCTTAAACCACCCAAGCCAAGCATACCCATTAAAACAGTCATTAGGCTTCCCATATCAAAGGTTGGTAGCTCTGGGAGTGTAAACCCTATATAGGCTGTTAAAAAGATGACTATAGGCTGTAAAACAAAGTGCCAACATAAAGCTATTCCACAAGTCCACCCAATAAATGGTCTCCAACCTGCTACAAATATCGATTTATGCTGTGCTTCGGCTTTGTTTATCTCTAATTGCCCTTTAGCAAGCTCTTGTGCGTGTTTCTCGCTCATAGTCGCTA